GTATTAAGGCCATGTTCATAGCCTGCTGAGCCGCCACCAAGGCCCACAGGGCGTCCTTGGCTCCCAGAATCCAACCAGCAAACTTGAAAGCCAGGAGCAGCTTCAGCACGTCAACCACCTTGTCAATCACACGCTCAGCACCGCCCATGCGGTCGACGAAACGCTTGAATGCCTTTACTAGATCTAGGACATAGGGCAACAAGCGATTTCCCATTTCGATCTTCAGAACTTCCACTGAGGCCTTCAGTCGCTTGAACTTGTGGCCTGCGGTCTGTTCCATCTTGGAAACGGCAACCTCCATGGCCGTCGTGTTGGTCTCCATCTCTTGCATGATAGAGCCGAAGACTTCGCCCTGCTTGCCTGCGAGAGCAAAAGCGGCGGTCATGGCTCGGACATCTGGAAATATCGCGGCTATAGCTTCTTCATCGTCGCCTATGGCCTTTGCCAACTGCTGCATCCACTTCAGCAGGCCGCCTGTGGCCTTGATGCTCTTGGTGGAAAGTTCGATATTCATGTCCCTGTTTGCTTCTTTCACCTTAGCGAATGCCTTTCTGGCCTTCTCAGATGGCGAAAGTACTGCATTCATGGCCCCCCGCAGGGCAGTAAACGACATATCCGTACCCAGGCCAGCGAGGGTAAGCGCAGAGGCAGAAGCTATCAGTTCTCGGAAACTCACACCTGCATTGACAGCCATAGGTGCGGCCTTTCCGAGATTCTGCGCAAGCTCTTGAATGGTCGTCTGCCCGCGCTTCATGCCGACGAACAGGACATTTCCGTATGTGGAGGCGAATTCAGCCCCCTTTCCATAGGCATTCAGGGCGGCAGTGAGGCCCTTAGAGGCTATTTGAGCAGTGGTGATTCCGCCTACCGCCATCTTCATAGAGACATCCAGCACCTTCGCTGCCTTTGAAGACTCGCCAAATCCGGCCGATATCGTGGCGTAGAACGCCTTGGCCGTATCCACGGGCATGGACCCCCAACGCTCGGACAGTTCCAGAGTTTGCTTGTTCAACGCGGCCATCTCGCTCGCAGAAACGTCTAGCAGGGTGGAGACCTCGCCCATGGCCGTCTGGAATCTTGCGGCTGAACGAATCGATACGGCAAGCATCCCCACAATAGCAACCTGAGCCAGCTTTGCCGCCTGCTTCAGTCGGTTGAGTCCGCGGTCCATCTTCTTCAACGCGGTTTCGTCCACGTCAAAGCCCCATCGCGTTATCAGTTCTCTTACTGTGATTCCTGCCACGGCTATCTCCTCTTGCCGCTCGTGGTTTTCGGTACTGCCGCGTGTTCAAGGGCCATCTGAAAATCCAGCGCCATTGTCGCCCGGTACACATCGAGTAACGACCAGTGCGTTTCAATTTCTGCAAACGTTGCCTTTTCTGCCATAACCAGCCGCCATATCAGCCATTGTGATTGCATCTTGGGGCCACATTCCGGCCCCAACACGTAATCAAAGGCTACTGTCGGGCCTCGCTTGCCAAGGCCACGACACTTCCGGTGCTGGTGGATGAAAAAACGTCTGCAAAGTTCTCTTGCAGCACCCACCCTACCACCTGCCCGAGCATCGCGTATCGGCCCGCAAAGATATCATCGAACTTGCCGGTTTCTGGTACTCGCTCGCCCTTGTCATTGGTGCTGAAGGTCGGGCCTACCGCGTCGCCATCTACGCTTACGTACTTGACGATATCCTTGACGAGTATGATGATCTGTGCCTCGTCTAGATGCTGTAGAAGCTCTTGTACCGCGCTGGCTATGAGAGCGGTATCTGCCTTCTTGTTCAGGATGCTCTCGATACTCATTTCTCCATCGGCAAACGCCTTGGTCAATACTGCGCCCAGAAGCCGAGTAATCCGCACAAAGACACTCAGCCCCTCAGTAGCCGGGTACATGACACAGTGCCACGTCTGCCCGCCGATCTCTTTTGAGAATCGCTTTCTCATTTGCTCTCTCCGTTATGTAGTGCATCTGCCGACGGCTAGAAAATGGATTCCAGCAGATTCGGCAGGTCTCCAATGATATCGATGGTGGGGATCTCTTGCGGAGTAACGATCAGGGTGGCTTCCCCCAATCCGATTACCCACGCCCGTTCCGGTGACTCCCCGCCTCCTGCATAGCCGACTCCGGGGGGTGCCTGCACCCAGGCCATAGCAGAGAAAACCTCCGAGTTCATCCCGTCTTTCACCTGACACTGGACGATGCCGTCACCTGACAGTTTGTCTCTTGCCCTCAATGCCGCAAGAAACGCGTTGCTCTCGCTCTGAGCTTGGAGAGTAACGGTCATAGTGGCGCTATCATCCGAAATCAGCACGCGCGTAACTTCTCCGTCGGCACCGACCACAGTAGCAGCGTCATCTGCATTGTAGGCGATATCGATGAATGTGCCGGGAACGAAGCCGTGAAGGCTCACACCCCCGAGTGATACGCTTACTTGCTTGGGATCAAAAGTAATGCCCATATGTATCCTCCTGTCACTACAGCGTGACGATTCCTGCCAGTGTGGTCTTGTGTATTGCGCCTGCCAGGGTGCAGGTAAATTCTATGTCCGGCAGCAAGCGCAGCCCCTTGTTTGCGGCACTGATATCTCCCACCTTGGGGGCAGACAGGGCGTCAATGGACGCCAACAGGCCCACCCTGATTCCTTCTTCCAGGACTGCTCGTATTGCGGCCAAGATGATGTCGATTCCGGCCTGCGTGTAGGGCACTTTCGCCAAGGTGATCAGCCGTTCGTAGATTCGCTCACTGATCCGGGCTTCCAACCAGTTGATACCCCGAATTACGTCAAGGAATTCCCCGCTTCCGACCGTGCCGTAACGAGTAATCGAGTTATCTGCGACAGTGTTGTAGGTGTTGGCGTTGTGGCGGGCGCTGCCCCAAATCTCTGCACGCTCTGCCGACGTGAGGCCGTCATCCGGTGAAATGCCGGTAAGCTTCTTGAACGCCCAGGTAGCAGATCCTGGATTTGTGGGAAGCATCCGGCCCAACCACGCCGCATCTGCCCAACCTGCTGCCGTGATGGTCAGTGCAGCATCACCGCTGTAGATCACCGCGGACTGGTTGTATCCCTCATTCTGGATTTCATACGCAAGACTGGACGCGTCAGCGTTATTGTAGGTGTTCACGTCATCAGAGGCAGCCACAAATAGTTTTTTCGGACTTGCCGATTCTACCCACTGAGCGCACTCCCACGGGTCGCCAGCGTTGCCGTTGGTCCTATCGGTACATAGCAGTCCGTACCAAGAGTTGTCCACGAGGCTCAGGGCATTCAGCCCCTTGGTAATGGTGTCAATTGCGGGGGTTGCCGAGTCGTAGAATCCCACGGCAATCGTTGACGGCCTGCGTTCCTGCGCGAAAAGCTCGGTAGCCGCCATGTAGATTGCCTTTGCCGGGTCGAAGCCATCAGCGGCCATTTCCGTCAGTGTCGCATATTCATGGTAAGGCGTTGTGGCCGGAACCCAACCGGCCGGATAGCCCTCGTTGAACGTCTCGGCCAGATCGCCCATAACCATCGGCTTGCCAAAGCCAGCCTGAGCAACTACGGCGGTCTGCCGTGTGATTGAAATGGTGATGATTTCTGAAAGTGAGCCACCAGCCATGATATGTTCCTCCTAAATCGGGGTGACGAACGTGGTGTCTGCCGCGGTCGTCCCGTCAATGTCCTTCAAAATCATTCGGATCTGTGCCTTTTCAATCCATCCTACATTCTCGGATTCCTCTGCCTCTACATGAAGAAAGAGATCGAATTGCCAGCGATCCTCCCATTTGGTGCCGACGATTTCAGGCAACCGAGTGAGTCCGGTTGTTCCCAGGACTCCGTAACCAGCCGCCACGAAAAGGGCCTTTATGTCTTCTGTAGACAGTGCGGCGTGAGCGTCTGAAGCCAGAGTCAAAGCTGTTGCACCGTGGAAGTGACAAGAAAGGGTGGCCCTGTACCACTGCCGCACATTCCTGTCACCCAGGGCATCGGGGTGCATGTCAACATCGGCCTGCCCCATGGAGGCCAGGGCTATTGTGCGTATCTGCGCATAGGGCGTCGCCAATTCGGGCGCGTCCTGATATCCATAGTCAACGTCAGTCACTCCTACGCCCAGGGCTGTCGTCAGCCAGGTTCTCACGGTCGTCTTGAAATCCGGTAGGCTCACGTCGTCCTCTGCGCTATCGCCTCATAATGAGCTTCTTCAAGCCCGTATTTGCTGAAATCCTCCACGTCTGCCACTTCCCACTCAGCACCGTCGTATACTATTCGGTCGGGATTCAGAGCGTTGGCTTTGTCTTCTGTTTGCAGAGCATCGGTCGTGAAGACAATGATGCTGGCCTGCTCCCGCCGCCCTTCCGGCAGTCGCAGCAGGTCTTCAGGTGTCGCGGGCTGTATGCACGCGGTAATAGTCACAATCACGTCTGCACCATCGGCCCACACGCCGTTTATCCGGGTGCCTGCCGAAGGCCGGTTGACTGTGTAGGTGCTGAAAGTCTCTGCGGGCTGTAGCATTATCTCGCCCCCGTTCCGGCCACACGGACACCACGCACTACCACGCGAGTCGATACGCTGGCTCGTAGCGTTCCTGTATCGAGCAAGAGTTGGAACTTGCCGCCTACACCGCCCGGCCCCTTGTGGCGTCGCATTGCCTTGGTTGCCTCTGCCATCGGGGGCCATGAAGAATCGCCGTCGGTGATTTTCCTCTGTATGTCTGTAAGGATGTGCTCGCCAATAGCCGTGAGCTCCCCCTTCACCGTCCGCGCTCCTCTGCTTCGGGCAATATCTGCCCCTGCCTGTGCAAGCATATTTCGGTATTCTGTACGATGCTCGTCAACGGTTGAACGGATGAAAGAGCGCTCGGGTATTTTGTCGCTTCGGGAACCGAATTCGTTTGTTGCAGCGATACTGACTACCGTGTCCCCGTCCGATTCCGGGTGCTTCTTCGGCCCCCAATAGCCGACATCCACGTATGAATCTCGGGCAAGTCGCAGTTCACGTATGATACCGCTGTAGCCGTGATCGATCTCGACTGTCTTGTTGACGTTCCTACCCATCTGACGCCTCACTTGCAGGATCGTCCATCATGCCTACTTCAAACCACGAGTCCGGCCTGTCGGTGTCTTCTTCTTCCGTCTCAATGTCCGCGAGTGAAATGCCGCCTGCATACATGCCAACGCCCGTTTCCATGCGCAGTTTCAGAGTGGCAACGAGTGACTGATAGTTGCTGAGCCTCTGTGAATAGTATACCCAGACTTTGCCCACCTTCTGATCAACGAGTTTGGCGAATTTGTTGACGAGCGATTGAGCTGCATAGTAGGCAACCACCACGGGATCGGTACCATACTCAGAAATCAACCACGCAATCTCAGCCGCCGTGATATCCGGTGTCGCCGTGGTATCCCCCAAAAGGAACCACACCGCGTCTGCTGTGCTGTCTGCCGGATTTCCTGAATAAGGCACTTTGCCCCCTGCTGTATGGGCAAGGGACGGGCGAGCGGCCCCCGCCCAGAGATACTACGCCAGGCTGTTCGCCAGGAACGCACCGAGCGCGGTTGCGGTCGTCTGCATGGATACGTGCAAGTCACCCTCAACCCGATCAGCCCGCCTTTCCTTCATGCGGAACTTCTGTATGGCGAACCCTTCTTTGTTGGTGCCCGGCATTCCTGTCCAGGTGATGCTCATCCCGGCTGTCTTGCTGTCTATCGCTACATTCGGCTCTACGTAGCAGAGCAGCATACCCTCGGACGTGGCTATATCAACCACGTTCGGGGCTGCGGGGTTCGCGCTGTTGTTGTATACCGCGTCGGCCCGATACACGTTGTCGAGCTCCATCAACTCAGCGATGATCTCTAGAGAAATCGATTTGCTGCTTGTGTACTTGGTTCTGTCCAGCACCGTGGAGTGGTTCTTGAGCACCGGCCATACGTCGGGCGCAATCACCAGCGTGTTCGGGCGCAAGCCGGAAAGGGCGCGCATCTGTTCTGTCAGATTTGCAATGTCCGTCACCGGATCTGATCCCGCTACGTTCCACTGCAAGAACTGGTTTGCGGCAGGGGCAGCCCCTACGCCGGTCCAGTCCGTATCCCAGATGCCCGCGCCGAAGAAGTTGGCAACCCAGTCAAGCTCCTTGCGGGTAAGCAGGATGCGCATTACGTACCGCACCGCGTTCTGGTCGAGCCTGAGAACGGAGTCTGCGTTCGCTCTCTCCGGGTCCGTCACCATCTTGTGATGTGCGTAGGGAACGCAGAAATAAGCGGCGGTTGACACGCGGAAATCTGACCCTGAGCTCTCAGCGCCGGGTGCTCGTACAGTTGCCAGATCACGCATATAGTCTGCTGCGTTGTGGATGAAATACTGGCCGCCCTGAATCTTGACGGGCACGGTAGGGAATACCTTGCCAGCGATGAAGGCGCTCTCTTCCTGTAGCACCTGAAGCGAAAAGTTGGTCAGAGGCGCTGAAACATACACTTGACTCGGCTGGGGCATGACACCCTCCTATCCTGTTTCAATCCGTCAATATCAACGGCGGGGCAGTAGCCCTACCGGGGTTTGCTGCGGTCGGCTACTGCCCGATGATGATGTAGTTCACCTTCTTGCTGAATGTGGTGGCCGCCACCAGCGTATTGGGTGCAGCCTCATTCAGTTCCCATGTCTTGATCTTGATGTCCGTGCCAGAAATCTCACAGGTTGCGAATTCGGCTTCCGCGGTAATCGGGTCGGAGTCCATGACTGCTATTGCAGACAGAATAGTGGTCATCCCACTTGCCACGGTATCGACAGCATTAACGGTAGTATGCTGTGCGGCCTTGAGCAAATACCCTGCCGCTGCTGGTGCCACAACGACGTTGCCTGCGTCCTGATAGCCGTGCAACAGGACGTAGATCAGATTGCCTGCTCCGGCTGTATCTTCCAGGGCTATGCCCAACCTGTAGTATCCGTCCGATGCCACGGCCGGTTGCACGCGCCCAGTCGCGTCTACGTATACTTCATTGCCAAGCGCCACCAGAGCGCCGGAAAGCACCTTCACCACACCGGCAACGGCTATCTCGGCTGTCACAGCATTCGGCGCGTTCAGCAGTACGCCCAGTGAAATGGCACCTGCCACACTCGACAGCAAGCATTCGTTGTCGCTAGCGCCGATCTTCACGCACTTGCCGATATCGGCTGAAAGGTCTGCACCAGCCGTCATCTCGTGAACCACGGTCTCGGGGTAGTAGGTATGCGGACACACCACCATAGTGAATGAGGCGTCAGCTACCGCGCTATCGACTGCAATGCCCACAGCATGCTTGCCACCCAGGTATCCGGCGAGTCGGCCCTTACCAGCAGCATCAGGAACGATAGAATCGCCACGAGTGACGGTATCGCCGGCAGTGCATTCGACCATGCCGCTTACTGCGATGTAGGCGGGATCATTGTTGAGCGATGTGACAGCGCAAACGCCAATCGGTTTGTCACCGGCACCAGCGGTCTTGGCATCGCCGTCCGCAGTACCGCTTGTCACGATCAGCCCGGCAGTGATTCCGCCATCATCAGTCAGACGCTCGATTCCAACGTTGTCATACTGCCCGCACGTAACCAGCATAGAAAACAAAGAACCCGCAGTGGCTGCTTCCAGAGCAATTCCTACCCGGTAGCCGTCTCCGCTCTGAGTCTGGAGGGTGCCTGTTGCGGTGGACTCTACATTGTCATTTGCGCTGATAGTGCCTCCAGCCATGGCAATGGTCACGCCAGACACACAAACCTCAGCACCTCGCCCGGCTGCGGCAGGGATTCCCTGGAGAATGCCCACACACTTGCCCGCGAGCGTCCCGACGTTGACAGTATCAGCGGCAGTGAGTCGTACCGCGTGGTACTGAGCAGCCGACAAATCAGCGGCAGCCTTGAATGATACGACCTTTTGAGCTTCGTTCCTGGGCATGTTTCCCCTCCGGTGATTTCAATATTCAGTCATGCCCCGCAGGGCATTGTGCTTACTGCATGTCCTCTGCTCTGCGTGCGGAGGCCAGACGTTCTTTCTCGTATCGCAGATACAAGGCTTCGTCCTGCTCCAGTATCCGGCGCTCGGCCTCGCCATACGTCATTTTCGGATCGGCAGTGACCAACGCCTCTGCCCTGCTTCGGATGATGGCCGCGGCGCTGTTGGGATCAGAACCACCGGCCCCGGAACCCACCTCGCCAAACAGGGCAGAGCGCTTGATAACTGCATCAATGCCGCGCAGGAAGGTCATCGCCTTGTCATACAGGCCCTTCTTGCCGTCTGCGTGCCGCAGAATCTCGACGATCACGGCATCTTCGCCCGGCACATCAGGGATGGAAGAAACAGCGCGCTGGATTTCGCCGGTGCGCTTGTCCTCTTCCATGCGCGTGATCCTCTCTTCGTTCTCTTTGGTGCGCGTCCACAAGGCAGACAGGGCCGAATGCTGTGACCGTTCCACCTTGGACAGATCCAACTCCCCGTTGGCGTCGAGAATCAGGCCCATGCTGCGGGCGAGTTTCTGCTCCGCGCTCTCTTCTGCCGGGACTTCGACACGCACTTCCTTTTCAGTCGTGGGTAGTTCAAACCCAAGCGCCTTGAACAGGGCCACGGCCCCGTCATTGTCAAGCTTCGCTGCCCGGCAGAGACGCGCAACCGAAACCAGGGTATCGGCGTTGTCCCCTTCAGCCAGAGATCCAAGCGCCCGCGTGACTTCCGGGTCAACGTCTGCGGTCAGCAAGTCGAAAATTGCGCCCATCGCTTCTGTGACGTCATATTCTTTCTGCGGCATGTCTTGCCCTCCCTGGGAGCGGAAAAGTAATACCTTGCGCCCGTTGGATGGCTGGTTGTCATCATCCAACAGGGCCAGTTTGGTTACGATGATGTGATTGAGGTCATCGCTCATGCGTACAAGGATATGGGCACATTGCCGCACTGGTCTACATTTTTGTAGGGATAAAATCTGCACCCCGTAGGGGTGTCTAGCGCGAGCACTGCCTATGGGATAAGCAGCACCGCCTTCTGAGTCATCCGGTTTACCCGGTCAAACGGCTCTCGTCGGGATACCAAACGCACGCCGTTGGCTGTGAGCAGCGTCACCTTATCTGGGCTGGCGTGGTGGCGCATCCTGACTGCCGCGGCGACACTCTCTAGAGACAACAATGCCCTTACTTCCGCTGCGGTGGCCTGAATGGCGTTGATCAACTCTACGTCCGACTGTGCCCAGAATGACGGTGAACCCTGCTTTCTGCTCGGGCGGATGGACGGGGCTATCAGGCCTTTTGTTTGCCACTGTGACAGGGCTGGCTCTGACAGTCCGGTCATTTCTGACACTTGGGCGGTACTGAGTGCCCCGGACGGCCGGAGCAGTGATGTCAGTTCGGGTAGTGCTGGCCCGGAAGGGTGCCCGGCCTTATCTTCAGCTTCAGCCTCAGCTTCAGCCTCAGCTTCAGCTTCAGCCTTGGCTTCCGCTTTGGCTTTGGCCTCGGCCTTGACCTTCATGGCCGCTTTCCGTGCCGCTTTTTCCTCTTCCGTCAGTTTTCTTCGTTGCTTCCTTTTCGCCATGGTTATCCTCCTTGTGGCACGGGAAAGCCCTCTATTGAGACGCCGGTACAGGCACGTTCGAAGTGCTCAAACGCGTCTTTGTCCGACACAAAACCGCCTACTATCCATGCCGCCTTACCCAGAACCTCGCCTGTCTGATGGAATATACCGCTGCGCTCTATCCAGCACTCTACCGGCACTACCTCAATATCCTGACCCCGATGATTGAGGTTGAATGCCCGGCTGTCTCGCATCCATTCATGACACCACCGTTCAACGGTGGCTTCGTCTGCATGAGTGTCGTGGGCGTCCTTGATCGGGTTCTCGTCATCAGCCTCGTAGGCCATGACGTAGAGGATCTGCAACTTCTCGTCGGCTCTCAATACCCTCTGTCCGCTCCTTGTGACGCTAGCGAGCAGTTCGCGTGCTTTGTCCTGTAGTGTCGCCTTCTTCTCTGTCGTGAGGCCTGGTGCGTTGCTCTGGGGGATTCGCCCTATGGCGTTGCGTGCATGCGAGGCATCTACCTTGCCTTCAGCATTCTTGACCGGAAAGTGCCGCTTGTTGCGTGGTGTTGTTTTGCCTTCGCTGTCTTTTTCGCCACCGCTCTCGATGTAGAGAAAGCTACTGTCCGGCAAGTCGTTGATGTATTTCGTTGTCCAGACTGCCCTCTCTGTTTCGGCAGATCCCCGAGGGGGTAGTGCTGCAATCAGTGCCGTCTTTGCCTTTTGACTCAATGCCGCCCAGTCTTCATCGGAAAGGCCATGGTGTGCCTTGGCTCTTTCTTCATCGGTTCTGGGGCCTTCTCGTGTAGTGACCGTGACACGGATCGTTGGGGTTGTCGTAGTTCTGACTATAATCTTCATCGCTCTCCTATCTGTCCAGCGTCACTACGCATCGACACTGTATGTGAATCGGCGGGGCTACTACACCGCCGGTGAACTGCTTTCCGACAACAACAGACTCGGAATTTAGCGGCCCGCATTGAGGGCACACCCTCTCGTCAGTGGCCGTGCGCCAAGTGTGCGTTTGATTCTTGGGTAGAATGCCGTCGGCTATCAATTGCAGTCGCGTCTCGTATCTGCCACGGTTCAACGCCGTCATGGTCTCTGTCCGGGCGATACTCTCGGCCCGTTGCTTCAGCATCTTGGTGGCTGCCCGAGCCATGCGCTTGTCTACCTGGGTCTTGGGTATTCCTTGCGCGGTCCAGGTAGCTCCGCGGCGTCTCAGGGCGGCGGATTGTCGGCTCGTCAGTCCCACGAAGTCACCCTTGACCGTCTCTGCCATTTCCAAAGCTGACCGGATTGGCACTTCTGCATCATAAGGGTGCCTTCCTGTTCTGATTGCGTCCCGCACGACGGAAAGAATCGCCGCTTTCGTAGTCTTGTCGATTTCCTTGATCCTGCGAGCAGTGTGTTCCTTGAGCCATGCCTTGACGTGAAGGGCGGCAGGATTGAACAGATAGCCACCTTCTAGTGCAAGCTCTCCAAGCTCTACGTCTGAGGCTGCTACCATGGCTTGCTCTACCTGCATCGGTAGTTGCCTTGCAAGCGTTGCCGTCAGGCTGATTTCCGACGCGTCCATGCCCAACTTGACGCTTCGCACTTCGATTGCATGTGCTAGTGACTCCACGTCCACCGCGCTCTTTGCCGCGGCAAATGATGTCAGCACAGTTCTTCGCATCGCCCGCTCAGTAGATGCGGCCAAGGCCAAGAAACGCTCAGACCAGCCAGGATCAAGACGGTGAGGGGTGAGTGCTCGTTGTATCGCGGGACTCATGTCGTCGTCGTCTTCCTTGCCTTGGATTTTGCCTTCTTCTTCGGCTTGGCTGTTGCCTTGCCCTTGGGTTTCGGTAGTTTCGGTGCTGCTTCTGGTTTCGGCTCTGGGCGCGCCTTCATCGTCAAGACCTTGATCACTGATTCGGCATGCAACCAGTTCTTGCAGTGCGCCAGGGCCTCGCCCGTCTCGGTATTGAAGACGGTGTGTGTTCCGAGGGGGCCGCACGGGTCGATTGCATATTTGCCCATTGCCTACTCCTCCTTCAAGTGCTGTGCCATCGGTGGCAGGTCAGCCAGTGTCCGCAGGTGGTCCTCTGTCTCGTCGTCAGGATTCAAGAAACCGGCGTTTGCCAGATCTCGAACGTACACCGCCAACTTTGCCATGTCGGGTTTCTCGATGTCTCCGACCTCGAATGTCGGTAGTCCGTCCAGGGGCCTGCCGTTGAGTTCAAATAGGCGGGGTACTGCTACTGTATTGAGCGTGTGCCTGATCGTCTGTATCCATGCGCCTAGTGCTGTGGCTGCCATTGCGGTCTTGTCGGAACTCAAAGCGAAGGAACCGACCTTTTCATGTCCGAGCAGGATGAAATCCATCAGTACCGTCATTGCAATACGCTGGTCGTATCGGGTGATGATTTCGCCTGTATCTATCTGGCGACGGCCCCCAGTTGCAAGCAAAGAGACCTCATACTGTATATTGCCCGCGGCATCGTGCAGGGTCGGCACAACGATACACGACTGCCGGCCGCGTCGTAGTCGCCTCCCCATCTCCTGAATGTACGCGTACATGGCCTTGTCTGCTGCCGTGGCTTCAGGGTGCATGATGCGGGCCGGTACTTTGAATAGCGGCACGCCTGTCAGGTCTCGCTCAACGCCGATGCCCTCCGTTTCCTCCATCGTCTTCTTGAACTTCCAGGGTCGGTAGGCTCCTCTCAGCATGGATACACCAAGCGGGTTGCCTTTGCGCACAGAGGACCGAAACAGCAGGCACTTGTCTAGAGGGATGTACGTCTCTACGTACTGTGGCGGGGCTGTCTGGTATGCGCCTAGAATCTCACCGTTGTCAGCGAAGTCCCAACGCAGAATCGTTTCAGGTGCCCGGAAGGCCAGTTTCTTCCATCCGACTCTTCCATCTGGATGCTTGCTGTTGTCAGTGATCCGCACCTTGTAGACTTCCTCAAACAGAGAAAAGCCGTGTGGTATGAAATCGAGAACCTCAGAGATAAAATCATGCCAGGACTCGCCCAGATCTTCCATGCAGGACAGCAGGAAATCAGCGTCGTCCTGTGACTGCTGGTCTTTGTCTGCTGGTGCCACTGTCCATTTGACGGCCCGCAGAAGCATCTCAATGGCAAAGAGCACGGCCCAGACCATCGGGTCATTGCTGCGCATTTCGTTGATGGTCCTGGCTCGCTGCTCTCCCATCCATGCTTGCAGAAAATCATCCTCTACGTAGCCGCCGTAGTGATCCAAACCGCTAACGCCGATTTCCGTCATAGGATCAGACGATTCCGGCCTGTCTGCGTCTCTTGCGTCGCGCTTGAGCAACTGCCACCATTTTGCCATTTACATGCTCCACTTGTCCGGCTCTACCAGACTGCTACCGGGCCATACTATATCAGGCAATTCGGCTATCTGTCCACTTTCTTGTTCTCGGGCCTCCTTGCGGAAGAGGTAACTGGCGATCAGCCGGTCGCCGGTATGTGCGCCGATCTGGAAATGCAACATTTCATCAATCCAGGCCCGAATCTCGGGGGTTGCCCCCCTCAGGCCGTCCGGGGTAGACGGGATAATCCACTTGCCTTGCTGCATCTCGATTCCGATCGATTCCACGCCAGTATAGGGGTCCCATTTTTTCGCCGTGGTAGTGCTGCCAACTATGGGGATTGCGGTATCTTGCACCACGTCTTGCACAAGCCAAACCTGCACGCCGTTGTCTTCGACTCGGATTTTGCTACCGAATTGATGGTGATGGGCGGCTATCCGTTGCTTCATCTCTGGGCTTGTCATCCTGTCCGCCTCGACGTGCACCACCTGTCTGTCGCCGTTGGCAAAGACGGCCCCGGTGAAGAACGCGCAGAGGTCGCCCCTGCCCTCTGCTTTCTTCTTGCCGCCAGCCGGGTCAAGGCCTGTTGCGCAGAATATCGCCCCCTCTGGCCTCACGCCGGGCTTGACGCCCCGGCCCCGCATGAGAGCAGTCTTGATCCACTCCCACTGAATGCGTCTGAAAGAATCATCCATGACACGGTTGCGGTAGGTACGTGAGAACTCCACTTCTCCGATTGCCCCCTCTCCGCTGTGGATATTTCGCAATATCTCTTCAGTGAAACGCTCAGGCCAGAGGATATTTCCGAATGTCTCGTCACATGCCTCGTATCGAAAGCCCTTCCATCCGTAGTCTCTGACAAGGCAATGCCCAACGTCGTCCTTGTGCCATGTAGTTATGATCACCACGATTTTGCCCCGTCCGTCAAACCGAGTGACGAACGTAGAAAGTATCCATTTCAGGGCCTTTTCTCGTTGTGCTGCCGTCCAGGTGTTCTCAAAATCGCAGGGATCATCAATGGCCCCGAAGTGCAGACGTGCGCCAATCACTGCTCCGTGTAGCCCTACGGCTTGCAGAGAGGGGTCTTTGCTCACTATGTCACGGGCACAGTACAGCATGGCGTCGGTCCACGGCATAGACGGGTGCCGCTGGAGTGCCGGGTAGACGGCTTGCAAGCGCGTATTCGTCTCTATGTCCTCACGGATGGTAATGAGGCGCTTCTTGGCTGCCCCCAGCTCGTTGCAGAGGATGGCCCCATGCTGGTTCGGATTCTCTGCCATCTGACGAGTAATCCATGAGCGGGCTATCTGTTCGCTTTTGCCGTGTCCTGCGGGGGCAAACAGCACCACACGGTCATATTTATCAATGATTTCATGCCATTCACGCTGAAAGTCGGTGGTTTCCCAGGGACAACCCTCTTCTGTGCGGTAGACTAGCCGATTGTAGGCTGAGATATCACGTCTCGCCGTCTCAAGCAGCCACGCCTCAAGGATGTCTCGGTCTGGTTCACTGTTGGTCATCTACGAAGCCGCCCCACCATAAAAGAGGATGAGACAAGGCATTCGTTGACAAACAGGTCTTCAATCGTGAGGACAGAGAAGCCTGTTGTACCGTCCTTGTTCTTTCTGACTCTGATATCCTTTCTGAGAATGCCCGCATCTATCGCCTTCCATACATCCCACATGACCCATGCCGTAATGTCGCGCTCGATACTCCAGCAATAGAGATACCACCGGACGTGGCGCTCGAACAACTTTTCCAGTTCTGTTCGAATACCGTTGGCTCGCCATGAACGAATCGTGATGTCTCGATAGAGTCTGTGCGACGGAATCGACTCTTCCTTGCGGACGCGGCAGGCAATCTTGCCGTTTTCAATATCAACTTCAATCACGTAATCGGTACACTCCTTGCTATCCTCGCGTATATTACCAATGCGTACCTCAATGATCTGCCCAACAAAGCGCCGTACGATTTCTTGAATCTGAGGAAAGAATCTGTCTGCTTCCGCTTTGTCTTGCCGCCACTCAGGCAGGTTGAACTTTACCATATCACGGATTCGAGAATCGTCAACCGCTACTGAATAGTCTGGCCGCTCTCTTCCCCAATCATGGGTCGCTCTTGCTCTGCGTCACCGCCGTTTCCCCCACTTCTGCGGCGCACCTGCTCTGCTATTACGTCCTGGGCCAGCCTGGAAAGGTCGTCGTAGTTCAATTCCTCCAGGCTGCGCTCTTTCGGCTCGGGGATGCCATTGTGCTCCACACTGACATTAGCCATGGCTCGCCATCGGCTCGGCGCGCGGTTGCACAGCCAGAAACGAAGGGCGTGAAAATCCGGGGGCTTGCGGACTGTCTTGACTTCCCCCTTTTTGTTGACGTAGGTGGTCTCAAAGAGGCCGTTGCCGAGCATAAACAGGGTCGTCTCTGACTTGGCAAGTGCTTTTTCTCGCGCATCCCGTAGGCGTTCGGCAACGTGAGGATTTGCCTTCAGCCCATCCACGAACCAACCGGCTGAAAAACCAAACACGGCTCGAATCGTGTTGTCTGAGCAACCCGCTTGTGCCATCTTGTATGCCTCGTCAGGCAAGGAAAAGGGCTTTGTGACTGGCCGTCCGGGTTTACGCGTGCGCGGCTTAGTCTTTCCTTTCTTTGTCGTTGGTTTCTTCTTGGGCATGTTTTTCCTCCCTATCCACCTAATTCTACTGCGTAGTACAGCAGATATCAATGCGGAGATATGAGAGCTTATCCTTGGTGCAATGCCTTGGGCGCATCCTCCAGTTTGCCAAAGGTGGGATCGATCCTGTACCTCATGAGCCGCCCGTTCTCTTCCGTCTGGTCCGCAGTTGCCAAGACGGAATTGACGCGCAGTCTGATCTGGCGCTCATGATTATCAATGCCCCTTTGTGCCGGTGCCCACGGATAGCCGGGTTCGGCCATGAAGACCACTAGGCCGATTCGCTCGGGGTCTGGGTGTCTGACTACATGACAGACTTCCATTCGCCTCATTTCAGGGTTTGCGCTCTTCTTCTTCTTTGACATGCTGTTCCTCCTATTCGATCCAAGCGTCAAATCCGGCTGAGACAGCGCCTGCGCCGCCGAGTGACTGAGAGCGGATCGATACTATTCCCTGTGCTGGTACTTCAATGGGTGACTCCAGTCTGACAACCCCCGAGTCACTTTTCAGTACTCGCTGATACGCGAGCAAATACGGCGAGGTGGGTGAGGCCTGGACGAATACAGCGATCTTGCTGGCATCGGCTGCGACCTCGGAGCCGTGTATGGTGTGTATCTTGAGATTTTCCCCGGACGCTACTGGATACCGGGCTGCTGCTGATTCATTGTCATACGGCATCATGACGAGCATCTTGGTAGCCCCGTCATTTTTATACAGGGTGATCGTACCCTCGTTGGCGAAGGACGTACCGACTGTGATTACCTCCATCTTCCATGCGTGTAAGCAATTCTGGGTCATCGTTACGGCTGCTACCCCATTCATGGTGATGGTTTCGGTTTGCTGTGCCCAGGCCCCGTCTACGCAGTATACTTTGACTGTTCTGGCCCCGTTGCCCACAGGTGCTCCGTCGTCATCTGCATCATCACTCTTGATTTTGTGAAGTTCCTGTGCTGCGAGTTGCGGGATTACTCCCGTATCTGACCAAACGTCTTCCCACGTAGCCCCTACAGCAGTGTTGTACCCGTACATTGACAGGGCAGTAACGCCCGTCATTTCTCCGTCTACCACGGCTTGCCCGTAGTCTCTGATCGTCACTTGATACTGACTGCCTGCCACGTCGCAGAGGTTGCCCGATCCGTCTTCGAGGGCGGTAGAGAGGGCTCCAGTCTGGCTATCAATGACGTTGCCTGCTCCGTCTTGGGTGCGGCTGCTCCAGTTGCCCGATTGAGTTGCGGCCACTGTGCCGTCTATGGTGATGGTGTTGCCCCCATCCTGTATGTTCACTGCGGCTCCGGCCCCTGCATTGTCCACAGTGACGTTGTGGCCGTCTGGCAGTTGAGCGGCATTTGTTGCGGCTCCGGCTGGTAATGGCAGGGCCGCGGCTGAGACAGGCTGAGTGACTTGCCAGAATGTGCCGTCTACAGTCAGACTCCCGGCACCGTCATCTACTGAGACAAGGCCCGTGCTATCGTTGGCAAGGGTGACGCGGAGGGCAGTGGCTTCAGCCCCGCCGCCCACCACTACGAGAGAATCCGTGTTTGTCTCCACTGTAGCAAGGGTGACTTCGGTCGCCACTTTTCCGTCAATGGACGTGGTGTCTGCCAGGATTGCCGTCGTGTCAGCAAGAATCGCCGTTGTATCTACGAGGATCGCGGCGGACGTGACCTCTGTCCCGAGAGTGGCAGCCGTTGCCTCTGTTGCGACTTTTCCATCAATGCTGGTAGTATCAACCAAGATCCCGGCAACATCAATAGAAGTCAAATTGAGGGTCGTTTCTGTTGCTACATCAACCAGATTCCCTGCTCCGTCCTCTTGGACGACGGCCAGCGCCCCGGTACGGCTGTCTATCGCGTTGCCGGCCCCATCCCTGACATTTACGTCTATTCCGCCGGCGGGGAACGCGGTAATGGCTACGTGGAGTGCATCGCCGGTACTTCCGAGACTCACCCCAGACCCATCTGACATGTAGCACTGCTGCGAGGGTAGCCCGGTTACTGAATCGACGACAATAATATGCCACTCGTTGTCATCGCCCATGAAGCGGTAGATATCGGCACCCTGGGCGGTTGTGGGCAGTAGCAGCATAATCGCCGTCAGGAAAAACAGGACTGTTCGTTTCATGAGGTCCTCCATTGTCTGCTGGTAGTATATGCGCGGGTTGTGCGGTTGGTCAAGTTTGGGGTGGGGGTTTCAGATCAGCAAGGCCTCAAAGGGATCTCCCGCTTTTTCGTCGCCCTCACACTCGTTTTCGTCCCTGATCGCTCGACATCCGTCATAGACGCGGCTGTCTGTTTCACATACCATGTGGCTGCGAATGCGGCAAACAGGAGAGTGCTCCCCGTAGGCGCCATTTCGTAGGTACACGGGCAATCCAGGGGCGTATTCTGTAAGTTTTCTGATCAGTTCTGCTACTGTCATGATTCCTCCTCGGGTTCATTCTCGACTCCGTATCATGCGCAACGCTCGGCATTCTGCAATCAATGCACGCACTGCCTTTTGTGTCTCAGGGGCTATGCTGATCTGGTTTGCGCTCGCTTCCAAAAGCGTGAACTGGTCCTCAGAAACGGGCGGATAGCGGCGGGCGAGTTCAGAGCGAAGGCGGGAAAGTTCGATTTGATCATTGGCAATTGTATTGGCTCTCTCATGACAGCGGTTGCGCATATTCTCAACTTCGGCCCTCATCACGTTGATCTGACGCTCATGGTCCATCACTGCCACGGCGAGTTCTTCCAAGCTAATCTGGGCGTGGTGCCCTCTGCATAAGTGAAAACTCATGATTCCTCCTCGGGTTCGTCCCCTTCTTCCGTGATTTTCACCACGGACACTTGCCACGTCCCCTGCTCTGTGCCCGCGGGATCAACGAATTCTCGCAATTCATGTATCTCCGATGTCTTTTTCTGTACCAACGCACTCAGGACCAGTACAGCACATGCTTTTCTTGTAGATTCCCGACGTGCACAATCCTGTGTGCATAGTAGATCAACGCGGTCTTCGTCTATTTTTCGCCATCGAGAACCGCACGCGTATCTGAGGGCCGAGACTTCTTGGGCTCCGCATCGGCGACAGTACTCTGTCGGTATTCCTGCCTTCAAGAGACGCTGCAAGACATCAGCGTGCAATAGAATTATGTTGCTCATGGTTCCTCCGTTGTGTAGTCAGGCTTGCCCTCGTCAATGCTGATGGTTCCCCTGTCTGAAATGCCGATCCACGAGCCAGCCGTGCATCCTGTGGAGCCGTAAAAACGACGGTAGGCGTAGGCGAATCAGCCATCGCACCACCACGAGTGGTATCCTGTACCTGAGTCTCCAGTCTCGGGGCTGGTAGGCCATTTCGCTGCCCTCCGTCAGTTATGCCCCCGTCCTTGGCCGGGGGCCTCCCGGTTCCCGCACTGCTACCACGGGACTTGCGCCGGGCCGCTATCCCACGCTGCCAAGGCAGACGCCGGAGTGACCTGTGTCTCCGAGTGCAAGAGCGGTTCTACTGCGGGCACTAGCGCGGCCCTCCCCGGTCTTTCCACGTCGGCAGGCTCTCCGTATGGGTTCATGGTTGGTCCGTGTTGCTGCATTCATCATCACAAAAGCCGAGAGGATTTCCGCATTCCGGGCAGAGGCGCTTGATTTCTCCGTCAATTTCCTCGTATATCACCGGACATATTGGTCCGAGGTTTCGTCCATGACATTCCCCCCTCCTGTTCCAGAACATTTTGCATCCGTTCCGGCACACTGCCTCTTCGGGATATCGGACAAGTCGCCACAGGGCCTCCCTCTCTGAGCGGAGTAATGCGATTTCTTCACAAGCAGATGATTGTCTGAGGTTGCCGTCAGGATCTATCAGCGAACAACAAGCATAGAAGATTCCTTTTGATGTCTCGTTCACACGTCTCATCATACACTTCGGGCAAATTTCGCTCACTCCATCCCTCCTCGCCGCTTGACATTGGAAATCGTCTGTTGCCTTCATCTTCTTCCTCCTTTGCGGCCCACAATATCCAGCACTCACTCTTCCGCTCTTCTGTGGGGTCGCCACAGTCCGCAAACGGACATTCGTCCATCAAGGCCATTTCTGCCGGGCAGCTAATCAGCAGCTCCGCCAGTATCCCCACCATCTCCGTCAACCGCAGCACTGCTCGGCACATGGCCGGGTAGGACGTGCGGGCGTGGGCAAATAATTCAGCGTTCGCCTCGTCAGGCGCATAGCCTGCGGCCATTCGGGCTATTCTCGGATACTGGTCGCCGCAGGGACGGACGCCGCGCACCCTGTTGACTGCCTCTATCGTTGGAATAGACCCCTTCCATACGACCTCAAACGGCCCCTTCGTCGCCTTCTCCGCAATCTCCAGCCCCTCGCTGGCTTGCTTCTTCAGTTTGTCAAGATTCATCGCTCATCCCCTCTATTTGCAGCCGCACCTGTTCCCAATAGCCCCACCTACGGTAACGCTTCTTGTTCTTGGGCGATAGATAGAAACGAATACATATCATCGGAAGAGGGCAGACATACAGGCAGCGAGACGAGCGGTCCCAATAGGCACCGATCCACATATCATACCAGAGCAGTCTAAGGGTGAAGTGCTTCTTCAGTTTGTCAAGCATCACTATCCTCCTCAATCTGAGCTTCGGCCCAAGCTAGCCAACATTCATCACAGCCCAAAACGCGAGAGTTGCCCACTTCGTCTGGCTCGGAGGTCGGGCAGTCTTCATCAAGAGGTAGCGGGCAAATATCCGTTTTTGCCAATTGCTGTTCGTCTGTGGCCTGAACTAACTTTTTGAGCAGTACAACGAGTATCCTCAACAAAAGCCGTCTGTCCTTGCAGGCCTGCGGAACTGTACTCCAATCCCCCCGTCGTACTCTGTCCAACTGCTCGTCTCTTCTTTTGATTTTGTCGATTTTGCTCATCTTCTTACTAACCCTCCGTCTCTGTCAAAGCTGAGAACATGCGGACACCAATATGCCTCTCTCGTGCTCGCTTCTACGCAACTCTCCCGAAAATACACAAGCAAGCTCGCATGATTCGGACTTCCGAGCGGTGCCCCGTCTCGCCAGAAGTCAATTCGGCCCCTTACTGGATAGATCGCTGTAGCTCCTGGTCCACCGTCGTTTATGATCAGGTCGTGAAACCACGCGTACTCCGACTTCTTCGCCGGGAACAGACAGAGCGTTGAGCACCTGCCGGCAAGTGCTTCAGCAAGCGCCTTGGCGACGATTGGTCCTATCAGGCCCTCTGCATAGGGAGGATTGCAGAAGGCCCTTGATGGGCAGTCTATGTCGCCCCACTGCCGCGTAAGGCAGTCATCGCCTATGGTGAAGTACCGGACGCACTTGGCCGTTGCCGGACTGGCACATACATCAAGGTCGAACGGCCCGAAGGCCCTGTCGAGCAGGGCGAAGAACGCCGGTGGCGTCTCCAGGTCGTTGTCGTATCCTTGGCCCCGTCTCGGCGGGTGTGTGAGTTGGAACGTCATCCTATTCCTCCTCGCCTCCATGCTGGCAATCGTATTAGTTGCTCCTCTGTCACAACAGTGCCCCTTTCTCGTAATTCGCAAGCGAACTTGTGCAGCATCCTCGGGACACTGCTTGACCCTGCGCTATATCCGATACGGTAATTCACGTATTCAGCGACCTCTTCAACGGTATCCAGGCTCATGGCTGCCCGGAGCAGACGGAGACACTTGAGGAGTGTCAACGGGTTGTCTTTTGCACGCCACTTACGCAGGCCTTCGTTGATGGTTTTGGCAAATACTCTGCTTGTTCTGTGATCGCACTTCATGCCAAGCTGAAGCAAAAATGCCTCCCGTTGAGCAGTGTCCGTTTCTTGTAGTTCACCAACCCGGTGAAACTTGAACCTGTCAGATTTTCCGATTCTCTCCAGTCCAAACCAGCCCGCTGGCAGTTCTTCTTGATGAATCAGACCGGAAGGATACGCCACTATCAACAGATTCGCCGGGTTGGTGAACTGGCACTCGGCAGGAGGCCACTTATATCCGAAATCTTTGCGAAAATCAGAGCGAGACACTTTGACCTCAACAACCGCTGTCAGATAGCCTCTGTCGGCTACAGACTCCGACAATCCAGGCACATTCAGCAGTCTCATTTCGGTATCTGTGGGGATGATTGCTCCCGCCACATCTGCACGCCATGTGCGTGTACGTGTGAGATGGTCCACGCCCTCACTGTCAGGGAAACGCGGTTCTACGTAAGAGCAGACCGGCACCTCCACTTCCACAGGCTTGAATCCCTTGCCGCGCAGCCAATCGATGACAAGCGCAGTCATGTTAGCCGTCTCCTCTGCCGTTCGGCTCACCCTCACCCTCCCGGCCCGGCGCAGTCGTCGGACCAGTCGATTACCGGCTTGCCGCCTAGCAGCCTGTCTACCTCTGCCTCCTGCTTTGGCGTGAGCGGTTCCAGGTGTCCCGCGGCTACCTGCTCGTTCCTCAGGACCAAAATCCGCCTCAGTATGTCCGCCATCGTCTCTTTCATGTCATCCTTCTTAGTTATCCCACCATTCATTTTTGGCTGCGGCCACGTTCGAGTCAAATTCTGATCGCTCAGCCACATGAGAAAAGGCCGTCAGCAGCACATATCGACACCGCGGAAACTTGCCGGTTATCCTGTTCTTGACGACTTTCAGCTTGCCCTCTATCTCGTCGGTTTCGTCTCCTTCTGCCCGCTCCGGTGCCCACATGAGGCACACGAATGAGGCGTCATTCTCTATCTGTCCTGAGTACCGCATGTCCGTCATCTGCGGTTCTCTGCCTCTTGCGTCCCGCGATAGCTGAGAGAGGAGCACCACGGGTAGCCGCAGTTCCTTTGCGAGGGCCTGGCATGTGCCGCTTATGCGGGCCACCTGCTGTTCCCGTGAAAGCCTCGGTTCTGAGACGCCAACTTTTTCGAGATAGTCCACAACGAGAACCGCGGGGTTGCTTACTCTGGCCCGCCATTCCTTTGCCTTGGCTCTGAGTTGATCAGTATTCGCCATCTTGTCTGTGCACTCAATATTCTTGGGCACCTGAGCGGCCATATCTGCAAATTCCTGATCCGTCACCTGCCGGAGCCGTATCCGGGCTGCGTCCCGGCGTCCGTTGTGGCCCATGAGCCGATATAGCACTTCTTCACGCGTCGTCTCGAAGCTGAAGATCAGTCCGTCCCCGCCTTGCTTTGCGACGTGGTTGAGTATCGTCAGTGCCAGAGCAGTCTTTCCGACGTGGGTACAGGCCCCGAATACGTACAGGTGGCCCCCATGGAGACCCCCGCACTGGTTGTCGAGGATGGGTATGCTGGTTGTCCATGGTTGCGGCATATCGCCAGCCTTCAGTCGGGCCTGAATGGCGTTGGCGATTTCAACGATGTTCTGCGAGTCCGCGCTTTCAACCAGAGCCTCCAATCGGTCCAAGGTGGCCCGCGTCGGTGCAATGAATTCCTCGGGCCTCATGCCGGGAGTCCACTGCTTCTTGACTTCGAGGCCCTGCAAGAGGATATGACGGCTCACGTAGACCTCTGCCAGTGCTCGGGTATCCAC